TGTAGAAAATTTATTTCGATGGCAAGAAGATGAGGATTTTTAATTTAATCAACCACTAATTCATTTTTTATTTTTTCCTTATACTCTAGATTTTTCTAGGGTATAACTGAGAAAGTAATTTTCTCAAAAAAATTTAATGGAGGTGTTTTAGAATGAAAGACAAAAATGAGAAAAAAAAGAAACAAGAAAGAACAATGATTAACAATCAAGACAAATGGGATGAAGTTATGAGGTTGGCTCAAGAGAATGGTTTTATCGCAATGGCTTATGGCGGTGTGGCTATTTTAATCTGCCATGAAGAACAAAAGAAGCAAAATATTTTTGAACAAATCCAAGTCATGAATAATTTAGAAACTAAATGATGGAAAGAACAATCATTGAACAGGGAAGAATTACAAGGCTATATATGGAAAAATCAGAAAATGAAAGAATTTTCGGTGTTCAAATATTTTTGGGTAGTACAGAAGAACCATCGGCATATTTTGATTTAACTGTCAAAAATGCCAATTCAGCTTTTAAACTTTTTACTACCATTGAGACTCATGTTTCAGAATTGAACGGTCAATTCTTTCTAACTGGTATAAATCCAGAATTAGCCGAAGTAATTTTAAATCAAAACAAAATGGAGTAATTGACTACAGGGTAAGTTTAGAGACTTACCCTACTAGTCTATTAAGACTAAAAAATTTAATGGAGGTAAAAAAATGAAGACAAAAATGTTATATTTTCGTGGTGAGGATCGGGGATTTATGTCTGGAGTGATGAAATATATTGTACTGTCAGATGATCCAGATGTTATTCCAGAAGATCATTGTTACCCAGGTTTTAATCTCTATAGTATTACCGAAGTAGGTGATCTTCCCTACCATTTGCCTTTCGAAGAACCATTAATAAGGAGGTAAAAAACGATGAGAAAACAAAACATGACCGAGACTAAGGCATACACCGTATATCGAGGATGGACCCGAGATCATGGTAAAATTGTCGTGGACTGGTATACTAATGACAATTTGGACTACGGAATATCAAGTGAATATGCGAGTCGTAGGTATACGCTGGCAAATCGACAGCAGTTTGATCGAGTCTGTGGGAAATCAAGGACGGGCTGTGGTGGAACCAGAGTAGAAGTATATCTGGATGGAAAGAAAATTTAACCTATCTGATGAGTCTGAAGGGACGAAACTTCTGGCGTATGCCAGAGGTCATAGGTATTATTAGTTTTAATTAAATAAAAGGAGGTTTTAAGATGAAAAACAAGTATCTATGGAAGAGTTTAAGTAAAGGGCTGTGTTCCTATGGTATAAGTGCAATGGGGAACTAAAAAGGAGTAATTGACTACAGGGTAAGTTTAGAGACTTACCCTACTAGTCTATTAAGACTAAAAAATTTAATGGAGGTATTTTAGAATGCATATGATTATTCAAGTCATTGTCTATGGGAAAGACAAAAATGAAGCTGAAACTTCTGCAAATTCCGTCTTTAATTTTCTTTGTGGAGAGAATTTCCATCCATTTGATTATTTTACCATCATTCCAGACGAAACAGTTCCGGCTTTTTCTGTAAAAGGAATGAAACTTATTGCGAATACTTGGAAACAGCAATGCAAAGAGTTCAAAAACAATCTCAAGAAAATCAGAAAAAAAATCTTTCTTCCTAGGAAAAGGCTAATGAATGATCGACTATGGAGACAGACCTGTGAATGTATTTCCCCATATCAAAGTTCATACAACTGGCTTTATGACGGCGATGGTGAAGCCATATCTACAAGAGAACATCTAAAAGATGTTTTAGAAAAATGGAAATGTATTTACGAAAGCAATGGAAAAGAAAATCCCTACAGAAATTTAAATATCTATGTAGTCTCCGCAGATGTTCATTATTAAAATCCCATAGGACTAACAAAAGGATAGAGGATTTTTTTATCCTCTATCCTGTATTAGTCTCACCTCAAAATTTCTTCCTTTTCTGCAATCCTCCCACCTTTCCGAAATCCCAAAATTTTTTTGTTCACCTCAGATCTACCATTCTAACAAAATCGTGGGCGATTTTTGACCTTTGTTACTAGCAAATTTTCGGGCGATTTATTGGGCAATTTATTCTTGGTGATTTTTGGGCGATTTTTAATAAAAAATTTTACTTGACATTACAAAAAATTTTAGTACAATAAAAATAGAGGTAATATCAATGATGAAAAATAATGAGGAAAATCTTTTCACTCGGTCTGAGGCAAAAAATATTGATGAGGAAAAAATTATGCGGATTCCATCTCCTGAATTCACAAAGAGCTGGAGACCATACTCACATGATGATGTAAGAAAAGCAACTCTCATAGCTCTTACAAAACTTGGAATAGAAGTTGAGAAAAAAACCTACTCAGTTTCTCTTGATGGTGCTAATGTTATGGCACTGTGGCAACTCAATATCAAAAAAGACAGTAAGATTGCTGCTCTTGGGTGGAGAAATTCATTAAGCATGAGATGGTCAATCGGTTACTGCTCAATTTTTACAGTGATTTTCTGTACTAATCAAATCTCTAATGGTGATTTTTTTGTTCTTAGAAAACATACTGGTGGTTTGACTACAGAGGAATTGGGTGAAATGGCTTTCAATGCTGTTTCTAGAACTGTCAATCAATTTGATTCTCTTCACAACTGGCATGAAGATCTCAAAAATTTCTCTCTTTCTCCTCACATTGCAGAAAGTCTAACAACTCAAGCTCTAAGAGATGGTGCTCTTCTTCCTTCAAATTTTAAGGATTTTGACTCACTTCTTTTTTCTCCTTCTCCTTCTTATCCACTAACTCTTTATGGATTTCATGGTGCTCTAACTCAAGTAATTCGTGATGGGCACCTCAGAAATATCATTGACATGAATGCAAACATTACAAAATTCATTAACCAAGTGAAGATTGAATTAGCCAAAGGACAGGCATAAGCCTGTCCTCTACTAATTTAATTTTAAAAAGGAGTTAAAAAACAATGAGAAAAACAAGACTATGGATCTGCTATAAATGTAAAGTTGTTTACACTCGTAAGAAAAAAGATATACCAAGAAAATGTAGATATTGCCACTCACCAATGACTAAAGCACGTAAGTGGCCAGATGAGAAATTTTGGGAACAACAAAGAAAAAAAGTAAACAGAAGATCAAAAAACAGACAAATAGAATTCAAACGTGCTTGTAAAGTTCTAGACTCCCATGGATATGTAATACATGTTACCCCTAAAGCTAAAAAAATCTGGAAAAGAATTGAAAGAACTCCATATCTTAAATCATTTGAACTTTGGGGAAAGCGTCTTATTGATGAAGTTCATTTTAATGTAATTCATACACGTGGAATCAATGGATATACACTCCCACCAGAACTCGAGATAGTCAAGATAAAAAATAAGTTCGAATTTGGAACTTATGAATCAGGACTTCTAGTCAGAAAATATGCTATTACTATTTATCAGCATCGACCAATAGATATAACTCAAATGAAAGAGACTTTACTCCATGAATTATTACATCATATTGATGCAGAGTCAAAAAGTCATAGAGATGAATCATTTCGTTATAGTGAACATGATAAGGCATGGGAGATAAGATTGAAAAAATTTAAAGATTTATTGGGAGTAGGAAATGAAGAAATCCTACAACCAAAATTTTAAAGGAGTCTTTAAATGGAAATAATTTATGACAAAAGCAACAAAGCTGGTGTTTGGCTTTTTCCATCTGTTGGATATCTGAAAACTAAGACTTGTACAGCTATCTCAATAAGACAGAACATTCAAGACAGAAAGCATTTTCAACTATCAACAGGAGAAGTTGTTAAACATATTAAATGTGGAAAAAAAGAAAAAAACTGGAGAATGGCACTACTTCATGAGATAGGGCATATTCTAAGTGGACACTTTGTCATTGGAAGATATTGCATTATTGACTCTCTAATGGATCTACACAATATTAGAGAAGAAGTTATAGCCTGGAGAATTGCAAAGTCATTCTGTAAGGAAGAATATTGGAATGAAAAATTTGCAAAAAGCTGTATTAAAGGCTATGTTGATAATTCTATCAGGCATATCAAAATTGACTTCAATAAATTAAAAATAATTCCACTAAATCCTATTCCAGATCAGTGGAGATATATCTATGATTATGTAAAAAGGAGTTAAAAAATGATTATTTACAAATGTAAATGTGGAGAAAGCTTGAAAATTATAGACAATTCAGAAAATCAACGAAAAGAAAAAAAGAAATGGAAGAAAAAACATGATAGGAAAAACATTGGGAATAAATGGACAAGATTCATAGCAAAGAGTAAAAATCAAATATAACAAGTTAAAAGGATTTCCTTCTTCCTCTTTTCTGTGAATTCCTCCTTGACTCCTCTATCATTCTATTCCTCACTATCTCTAGATATTTTTTAAATTCATTGTAAACCTGACGAAGAGAATGAATACATTCTTCATATGGAGTACCAAGACCTATTAGTTTCGCATATGTAGGTCCAAGAATTTGTCTTAGAAATTCATTCCTTTTTCTAACTTGTTGAATGACAATATTCAAAAACTGCAATTGATCATTTAATTCCTTTTCTATTACATCAATGGATATTTTTTCCAACACATACTCCTTAAAATACTAACCTTATAATTTCAATAACAAGTTTTAAACTCTCTGGATTCAAAGCAATAAAAGCTCCAAGCAGAATACATCCAATTATAAGAACTTTCTTTTCCAATTTTTCGACACTCAACTTAATTTCCTTTCGTTGTTTTTCTGAACAAACTAAATCATTATTGATAATCATAAATAAAAGTGTTGCTATTCCATCCAATTTTTCTTTAGTATCTTTCTCTGTTTTAATCTGATCAACAAGTTCTTTATATTTTCGATCAGCTAAATGACTTTCAAAATATTTCTCCATTAAATATCTCCTTAAATTGGCTCCATATAACCAAATAAAATAACTTCCCTACCATTCGTACCGGAAGGTGCTTTATAATTTATACGCTGTTCAGAGTCCAATGGTAGCCAACAACATCCTGAAGCATCATAGTTACTTGTTCCTATTTGGTCACTTTTTATCTGCACAATCCAATTTGTTGTCTCGTTGTAGTAATACCAATAAAATGGCTCTGCATATCCACCTGTCTTATCATATGCCACATGTATCAATGCCCATCGAGCTGTTGTTGATGTGGTTGATGTCAAATCTAAAGTCCTCACTGTGGCATCCCATGTAAGAGTTAATACTGTTCGAGATTTTTGAGTAATTTTCATTACATTTGACAGATCAGACGTACTAGATTTAGATGTAATCATTTGTTTCAAACTATTTATTGTTCTTGTAAACTCTTCTATCGTAACAAAATTTCCTGGCATTACTTAACTCCAAGTCTGTCCCAAAGCTCTCCTGTCGCTGCTAATGCCCTAAACGCTATTGTCGTCCACATTCGCATAAATCTACAGTGATTTTTAAGTATTATCCTTCTATCACCATTACATTGAAAATTCATTGCATTACAACCACCTCTGCATCGATATCTAGCATGGCAAGTATCACAGTTATAACCACTAGTTGGATCTGGAAACATATTTTCTCTAACCAAACCATTTGCCATTTTCAGCATATTTATATTCCATCCATCAGAAACATTTCCTAGTTTTAAGTCTGAATTTGAAAATGATGCATAACGTTGACAAGCAAATAAGTTACCTTCAGCATCAATTGCCACTGAATTCCTTGCAACACCACAAACATTTCCTGTTTGCAAACGAGATCCTAAAAAATTTTTCCCATCTTCAATAAATTTCATCCAACATTTTTGCCCTCTTTTTTTCATATCAATATACATGTCTGCCAATCTGTTATAAGTTACCCATGCATGTGCCATTGCCTCATCTGTCCAATCAACTTCATATGCAACCTCAGTTGCGATAGTATAACAACCTTTACTGTGAAACCATTTCAAATCTTCTATCCAATTCTCTACTGTATCAGGAAGAATTGTTGGTCGAATTTCTGGATTCGGAAAATATTTTAGAATGAGGTCAAAGTCTATATCATCCCACGAACCAGATCCATCTCTCTTTTTACGATGTTTATCGTGGGTTTCTCTTCTTCCATCAATACTAAAAAGCATAGTGAAATTTTTACTTTTCAACCACTGTAGCTTTTTTTCATCCAACAGAGTACCATTTGTAGTCATACCATATCTAATTTTCTTTCCATTGAAATGTGTTTCCATTTCTCTATTCATTGTATCAACAATATATTGAATTACTTCAAATTTCATTGTTGGCTCACCACCAAAAAATTGCAATTGAAAATTATAATCTGGAAGTCGTTTAGATTCATCAAATAATATCCAAGCCATCATCTTATCTGCTGTTTCTTTTGTCATATTAAGTGGTTTTTTTGTAGCGTAACAATAGTCACAATTTGCTGAAAAAAGACCCTCACAAATATAATTTCCTGTTTCAGTCTGAATATTATATGTTTTTTCAACACCATCTTGTACCATACCTTGAACTGTTGCATAATTCTTATAACTAACTGATCCATTAATAAGGTTAAAAACTTTTCTTCTTATCTTAGGTAAGAATGTGTGAATGAATTTTATTTTAGCATTATTTTTAGCCAAAACATAAATATAAGGACATTGATTTTTATGTTGACAAATTTTTACTTGGAATCCCCACGTTTTTAATGATAAATAAATATCATTTAAAATATTTTTATCAGTGTTATATATCTTAATTTGTCCATGATGTGTACTTCCCTCACTATCAAAAATACCAGCAACAAATCCACGCTGAAACTCTTTATTATTATTCCATCTTAATACTTTTTTCTTTGCAACATCAAAAAATTGAGACCAAATTCTCAATCGATATAAAGTTTTTCCTGATTCTAAAACCTCTTCTCTTATAGTATATTTATCCCAACCAAAATATTTAATGTATTCAACTATATTGTCTATTGCTTCTTTATCAATAGAATCAAACCCAATACCTTTTGTATCTTTTATTTTTTCTTTTTTATGAACCCACCCATCACCTCTTAAATAACCATTTAAATACCCAAGTTTATATAAATCAGTTTCTTTGAAAATAGTTGGTTTGATTAAAAATTTTATTTTGCTTCCTAAATAAAGTTTTTTGGTTTCTCTATAATAATATCTATTACCAGAAAAATAAAACCACTTATGATCCTCAGAAGTTCTAACTTTTCCTTTATCTGTAATAAGCTGAATAACTGATGATAAACGATTTCCTGTATTTATAACCTTGGAAATCTTCAAATAAGAACCACCAGGTTTATTTATATCAAAACCAATAACCTCATCACCAATTTTAATATTTTCAATATTTCTCCATGATAAATCAGACATCAAAACTCTAGTACCTGCAACATGGCATCTTAAATTACATTCATTACTAGTAAAAACAAAATATGATATTGACTTTCCATTACCACCACCTTGAGCAGTGACACATTTTTCACATGTGACACATTTTTCACAATTTCCTTGGGCAACATCACATTTTTCACATGTGACGCATTTTTCACAGTTCCCCTGTTTGAAAAGTAGTTCTTGTGGAATTTCTCCATTATTTTTTATTTTTGCATTTTCTAGTATCTCCTTAGTTGCCCAAGGAACAATATTAGTTTCACATGTATAACAATTTTCACATTTATTCATTAATTAATTTCTCCTAAGATTGATTTGAAAAACAAAGCAAGCATGTATTACAAATCTCACATGAAACGCATATCTGACATGTACCACATTGACCTGTATAACATGCTGACTCACAAGAATCACATGTCTGGCATGTATAACATTGGCTTGTATAGCATGATGACTGACATGAATTACAATATTGGCAAGTAGGGCATTGATCCGTATAACATGCTGATTCACAACTCACGCATGTCTGACATGATGTACATTGATTTGTCACACATGATTGACAATTTACACAAATCTGGCAAGTAGGGCATTGACCTGTATAGCATGAACCCTGACAACTATCGCAAGCTTGGCAAGTAGGGCATTGACCTGTATAGCATGACGTTTGGCAAACATCACATATTTGACAAGATGCACAATTTACTGCATTACATAATTCACATGTATTACAACTTTCACATACTGAACAAGCCATTTTTATTCCTTATGGAACATATATTCCAAAACATGATTGACAATTTACACAATTTTCACATGTGTTACATGTCTGACAACTATCACATGACTCACATGATGAACATTCTCCTGTGTTACATTTTTCACATGTGATACAATTCTGACAACTACTACATTCACCATTCATACAGGTGTAGCATTTTTGGCATGTGTCACATGTCTGGCAACTATTACATTCTGAATTTTGACAAACATTACACAATTGACATGTGTTGCATGAAGAACATTGAGTTGCTTCACATGTGTTACATGTCTGACAACTATCACATGACTCACATGATGAACATTCTCCTGTGTTACATTTTTCACAATAATAGCAGGATTGACAAGTATCACATTCACCGTAGTCACACTTCTCACATGTATAACATGTACTGCATGATCCAGTTTGTGTAGAAAAACAAGTTTGGCAATCATAGCAAACTTCACAATAAGTTTCTCCAGCACTTTGGAGGTCCTCCCACGCCTCTATATCAACCCTTCCAGTTTGAAAACTTTTTGCAAGAACAAGCACACGATATGGTTCCTCATCTAAAACTGCAATCGTATTTCCATCCCTATCTTCCCTAGTTTTATTAACAACAAGTTTTTCTGCTGGTCGTAATTTGAAAAGCTTTGTTGGTAAATTCCCAGAAACTTTTCTCATTGGATCTTTAAATAAATCAATATAAAAATCACCAATATTCTCCGCTTCTGATTTTACTCTTAATGATGAATAAAGGTTAAAAGTTCGATTTACCCCATACTTTCTTTCTACATTATCATTAGTTCTTTCAATGATGTCATAACTAAAATCTTCAGGATTTCTATTATAATGAACCTTTACTTTTGAATAAACACTTGACGTTGTCTTTTCAATTGCAAAATTTATCCATTCTTCATCTATCACACGTAAAGTATCTGAATCTATTCCTGTTGAATAACGGAATGCTCCAATCCTCCCATCAGCTAATGGAATTAAATGAAATAATGCAGATGCCTGAAGTTTTCTAATGGTCTCCATTGCAGTTGCAGCAACATCAATGTATAACATATGTGATTGAGTACGAGCATTTCGTAAATCCAAAAAAGACCCATAATCAATTTTTTCTTTATCAATTTCAACATAGTTAACAAGCAAATCATAAAGTATATCTGCAACATTTTGAGAATAAGTACCATCCTCCATGTCACATTTTTTTCCCTTGACATCACACGTTATCACAGCTTCTTCTGGATCTGCAGTAAGAGTAAATTCACCATTAGCCAAATCAACTGTATAATCTGTAGTTACAGTCAAAAGTGTTCCATCTTTGTAGACAGCATCAATTGATTCCAATGCATGCACAGATATTTTAAATTTGTATGTGCTGGTGTCAATACAAGTAGGAAGACAACCAGATACTTGCCCATAAATAATAGGAATAGGAAATCCTTCAAAACCGTCCTTCAAGTTAGGATAATTAGATGTCCAATATTTTGTAGCAGGAATTTCCTTATAAGCCAATGTTCGCATATCTGTAACTTGCAATGAAGAAAATGTATCACTAACTTTTGGCTTTCTTGTTCTACCCTCAAAAACAACACCAAAATCAGAATATAAAGAATCACGCCTACCATATCTGACAATAAGTTTTTTATTATTCCATAAATAATCTTGGACAGCAGAATACCACCATCCATCATTTATAAATCTTAATGTACCAAAATTGAGTTCAATTGAACCTATATGATAGTCAGATACAGATTGACGAAGAATTGGCATACTTGCTGATTGAAGATATGGGTAATAATAATTATCTTCTCTATACATTAATAATGATGGTTTATCGAAATAAATCTTTGAATCAGCTGCACTATCATTTCTAAATTGAAGAACATAATTTGTATAATCAGTATGGGCATAAAACTCTATTTCATATTTTGTCCACTCACCTGAGCTATTTGTCAATTGTATGTCTGTACTTGATGTAGCCCAATCTCCATTTGAATCAAGATATACATTCGTTCCTGAATCACGAAACCTAATTTTTGCTGTCTTTCCTGTATCAGAATTTGAATACCAAAATGATAATTTACACTTAGCTCCTGGTTCTATGATAAAACTCTTATATATTACTGCATCGTTATTTGATGCATCAATATCCAATTTAACTGAATATCCTTCATGATAAACATTACTAGATTCTCTATTAACAGTAGAGGACCCAGCTGTAAAATTTGTCCATCCATTTAACGTTGTAGAGTCATCCCAGATATCAAAACTATAATTATCTATCAATTCCTGTTCACGAGTAAATATAGTTGGAAAATCTTCTGAATTATCATTACATAAATAGGTCCAACTATATGCAATTATTTTATAATCATAGTCATTCCCAGTCATAGAACCAGGATCATCAGAACCCACAGTATGAAGATATAGTTTTTGATTTACCAAGTCATAATAAAAACTTTCAGCATTCGTGTTACATTCACTAAGAGTAAAACGTTCTACATATGTTGTATCATCTTCGGTTATTTTATTTGGAAATCCAGTTGTATATGTTGTATAATAACAATTTGTATAGGTTGAATCCTGTGTCCATGTATAATCTTCAATCTCTTCAGCTTTATTTATTTCTACCAAAAATGTTTTAAAAGAATCTGTTAACTTGATAAATTCATCAAATGGAGTTGTTGTAGGAGCAACAGTAGCAGATTGATCTGGAATTGTAAGAATTGCTGTAAATAATGCAGCAGCACTTATTGAGCCAGCAATTTCTTTTAAAGCCTTAAAATCACCAGAGATACCACTAGTTGATTGTATCAAACCAACTAAATATTTTAATTTTTTAAGTGCTCCAGTTAATGTAGCAGATGAACTAATAGAAGCATCCAAACCTCGTATAACTTTTAAAGTATCTGCTGTAATAGTACTAGATGCAGTTATCTCACTAATTAAAGAAATAATTGCCGTTAAATCAGCTTCTAGCAGTGCTGAAGATGAAATAGTTCCTTGTAAATCTTGAATTCCAGTAAATATAGTCAGGTCACCAGTCAGAGTAGCTGAGACAGATATTTCTCCTTCTTCCGTATAGAATTCATACGCACCTATACATGGATATGTCTCTACAGGAACTGTAACTCCATCATAATCTTGTGTTAGACTAACACTTGTCCCAGCATTACGACAAGGCGAAGTAGACTTTATATGAAAGTCATGAGAAGACACATCAACGAATTTTGGATCTTCATTTTTCGAATTAGAATCTTGACTAGAGTCTGACTTCCATGTCACCCATGTCTTGTCAGCACCCCAATACATGAATGAACCACCAGCTGAGTGATACACGCAATTATAATCACTATCAATTCCTGTCTTTGCAGCAACAGCAATTTTAATTTCATATGTGTCATTCTCTGAAAGAATATTGTTCTTCAATTCATAGCTCACCGAGGTTCCAAATATACCTATTCCACAAGGTTCATTATCATAGAAAACGTTGTTCCAAACTTTCAGTCCATTTGGCTGTGAAGCCATAAATCCACCAACAAATTGAGTTGCAGACGCTGAACCAGAACCGTAGCCTATATTATAATACCATTTGTTGTCCTTATATCCATTGTCGTTGTAGGCAGGACCCTCATTGTTGTATGACAGATTGTACCGAACAGTACAAGCCTGAGAATTATCATCCAACTGAATCCCAGTCCCTTCAGTACCATCTGTTGCTATATAACATGAGTAACTTTCATTATATTCAAGAACATTATTTCTGGTGTTTGCTGTTGTATTTGCCGACCAATGACTGATGTTATGCCCACCAGTTCCACCAACTCCTGTTCCTCCCCATCCACAATGATGAGCAGTATTGTAGTCCATCTTGGAATCTGATGTGCCATTAACAAATATCAATCCATGTCTTCGACTGTAACTCACATCACAATTATATATTCTCGCATTAGTAATGTTTTGATATGTTCCAGTATTAACAGACTTTACTTCAATACATGAGTCACCACTAATGAATACCGTACAATTCTGTACTGTGATATCACTATCCGTACCACTAGACGTATAGAAATATATTGCCTCCTGAGTACTATATTGGCATTTAATATCTTCAACTGTGACATAACTAACATTCAGCCCATAGATACAATGCTGATCATCCCCAGTTTTGTTTCCAACTTCCATTGTATGAGTATCAGGATCAGCATCGTCTGTACATCTAACATAACAAACTGTTCCATCATTAGCCCAGCATCCACTGCTTTCACCATCAAAAGTTGTTTGTGTATCTGTATCCCATCCCAAATAATCTAGAAATGTATCATCCTCCACACAGACGTATGGCGTATTTGTAACATCCTTTTTGAAAATAGCATTGTTATATACTACAACTTCGTCAAAATAAATGGTAGTTTTAGCATCCAAATCACAGGTTTGTTGGAGTGTTACAGATATTTCTTCACATCCACTAGGAATTGTAAATGAACCTGAATTTTGCTGTACCCATGAGCCTGTAGCTTCATTATTGGTACTATCATAGAGTTCAGTAGCATGAGTGACATCATGAACCCACACTCTCCATGTTGCCTCAGTTCCAGCCTTAACATAGAAAGTAAGTGTTAGACTATCACCAGGTGTTACACCTTTTGTTATTGATTGTTTAGCTCTTGGGTTGCTATTACCATTTTCTTTGATTTCTAAACAATTTCCACTTTGACCACCAGAAACGCTCGTTAGAGTAGCACTTCTCTCAGCCGTCCAACTTGAAGTATCAGACGAAAAGCCACCATTAGACAAACAATTATCATCACTTACATCATCTGCAACTACCCAAGTTGTAAGTACATTTGCACCATTTAATATAGGATCTGCACCAGATCCATAGGCACCAAATGTTATTATAGAGCCAGAGGAGCCGCTAGCAGTTATCTTGAGACAATCACTTAATGTACCATCCCAAACATCGCCACGTTTGAAACCAATAAAATCACCACCACTGAAACTCCCCATTGAGGAGTTTACTTTGGATATAGTTTTCCAAGCATTGGCATCAGATAGCCCATCTTTGGAATCATCTCCATCAGCTCTAACGTAATAAGTTGTAGCCATTTATCGCAGATCTTCCAACACAAGAGAAATTGTATAAAGTTTATCCATTGATACATGGTCAACACTCATATCAACAATACGCATATAACTTGTTGATGTACTAGCTAAATCTCTATCTCTTGTAAAGAAAAATTCTTTTGTTTTACCTAAATGATCCCATATTGAATCAAATGTAGAAAGGTCAGTGTCTGAAACATATTCAAAAACTAAATTCATAGTTTTAAATTTCGTCTTCTTATTTACTGATAATTGCCCACCATCAGAAAACATTAAATCTGAAGGATCATTATATTGTTTCCGATAATCACGACGCAAATTCATAGAGGAACTGAAATATCCACCTAGAAATACTCTTCCTGTTTCAACATAATGAGATGAATTTGCTACATCATTTATATAATATCTCCACCATTGTTTACTTTTAGCAGATGACCAGTAATAGATAGTAATATCAGAAGTTAAAGATAGTGTCACATCAACGTCTGGTGAAGACCAAGAATCTGAAGTATGACCCTGAATTTTTGCCGTTGCGCCACTACTTAAATTATGTTTTTTGAATATAAAAGCCTGAATATTTTGGGCTGAACCTAAATCATTTTTAAGCCACTCCTCTGTGTGAATACGAATGTTATCAGATGTGTAGGAGAAAGTTCCAGTATCATCGGCGGAATCACTATAACCAAGAGTTCCAGCAGCAGAACGAGATTTATTAGTTCCTGTACTCCAAAGCAACTTAAATGTGCCTGTGTCATCAACTATAGTAAATTTATTTGTGCTGTCGCTATAAGAGACTGTAAATGTGTCTGTTGTGACAGACTCCATCTGTGTTTCTATATGAGATGCTAATGTTGTAGCTGTGTATGCACCAGGAGTTAGACTTGCCACTCTGGTGGTAGAACCATTGTCTTCAAAGTCAATACGATCATTTACAGAGCTTTCAATTAAGAAATATCCCCATCCTGAATTGTTACCATATCGACTTCTCCATGTCTCACTAGCCCATCGACGTTGAGTGTTTAAAGCAGGAAAATTAGAATGTTGACTTGAATAAGTAAGTGTACCAACATCCCACAAATTATACCAACACCATGTAGCATTTGTCATTATTGACTCCTAATTGCAGTTGGATTCAAAGTAAGTAATTCAGACTCTGCTGCTTCTTGAATAAAATTAATAAGCCAAGAACCATCAGGTGCCGGAACAACAACTGGTTTGATGTTTACAGAACGCTCAACTATTACAGTTTGTCCAGTACCTGTTGATTTATTGAGATATTTTTTTGGAACAATACTTACTAACTCCTCCTGTCCAGATTCAACATGAAACGTATGAGGGCCCTTAACCATCGTAGGACCAAATCCATGTTGAGCACCAGTTACTGGGATCAACTTTCTGCTCATATCTCTTATTGATCTATTTATTGCACCAAGTAGGTCAGCCAACCGTTTTCTTTGGTCTGCAATAGCATCACGAATTCCTAGTCTGTTCCTCTCGCTTTGCTTTATCAATGTATCCAATCGTTTTATTGTCTCAATTCCAGCATTTGCTTGAGCAGCAGCAATTTCCTGAAATTTATTCCAATTAACACCTAATTGACCTGTGACAAACGTTTTCATCCATCCAGGAACTTGCAACCCAAACAATGCAGCAGCACCAACGAATTGAGCTATTGAAGGAAGTAGCATTTGTATCTGTTGCTTTGTAAGTTTCATTGTATGCATAACTTTATTCAGATTTCCATCAACACCAAGAATTGACCTTGCAAAACCTGCCACACTACCTGACAATGTATTAAATGTCCTCTGAGTAAGATAAGCTGAATTCCTGAGAGCTTGGAGAATATTAATAGAGGCATCTAAATTTTCAAATATACGTGGTTTTTTCTCCATTAATTCCAACATATCTTTGAAAGGACGCAAAAATTTAGGCACTTCCAAACCTAATTTTTCATATTTCTCAAATAATAATGTTAGTGGTTCTTGAAGTGCTTTTAAAGATTCCATATATGACCGACCCTCTGAAATCATTGCATTAAATACATCGAATGATACACGACCAAGATTTTTCAATCTTTTTGTGACATAGTCAACATTAATTCCTGTCACATCCCCAATTTTCTCAAAAGCCACACCAACATTTCCAATCAATGTTGTTAACGACTTTGGAATCCTATCAAGTTGTCCTAAAACATAATCAGTAACAGATGCCACTTCCAAACCAGAAGCTCTAACCTTTCGTATGAATTCAATCATTTCACGTGAACCTTCTCGATTCAGCTTTTGTGTCCCATCCAAAAGAAGTTTAAATGAGTCATTAAGAGATTCTGTAGCATCTTTAGCACTCAACTCACCAGTAGTAAAATGATCAACTATATGTCCTGCTCTAGTCCAAAGTTCTGACATGTTGTAAAGTGATACACCTACATCTGATATAATTCTAGCAAAATGTTTTGATACTGCTATATATCCTTTCATTCCTTTATCTACAACTTCTTCTGCTATAATCTTTGCTGTGCTCTCAGAGACCTCTCCCCATTTCTCAAATTTTTTTATCAAAGCATCTACCCAATAACCCATAATTCGAGCACGTTTTTCTTCTGCTGTCTCTTCCTTTTTCTTACCAAAAAGCCCACCTATCAAACCACCTAAAAATCCTCCTACTACTTCACCAACTTTACCTCCAACCATTCCACCAATTGCACTACCTATAGCAGAAGTAAAACCAGCAATAGCACTTTCCGTACCAGAGATTAATTCACCAAATACCCCACCTATTTGTCCAGCTAAAACAGAGCCAATTTCAACCAAAGCATCACCTAAATTTTTTGATTTGTCTTTGAGTGTCTCAGCCATTTTTTCAAATGCAGTAGCTAAATCTCTCATTAATCGTGTCCATTTTCCACTAAGAGTATCTGCATAGACTGAAAATGCCACAGCAAGTGACGTAAAAGACTTAACCCAAGTCCTATTTGAAGCCTGTGCTGCTTTATCCTGTTCCTTAACTATTTCTCGAAGTTTTTTTAATAATTTATCGTAGGCATCTGGTGCAACAAATCCTAACTCTTTATATAACCGAAGTATCCCTTCAATAATAGTAATCTGTTGCTTTGCTGGAAAACTATCTTTCCACTTTTTGAAATTTTGTTCAAGTTTTTGTAATTCAGAATTAAGCTGTAAGAAAGATTTTGCTCCTAATTCATCAGATACCCTTCCTAACTCTGACAAGTATTTAATTTGATTTAATATTGTTTTATTAAATTGTGTTATTCTCCCACCTTGCTCAATTCTAAACTGACTCCATGCTTTCTCTTGTAATAAAGTAGTTTTTACCCCATTTCTATACAACTTAAAAACAGAAGTTGCCTCACGCATTCTGTCATACCAATTCTGGAGAGCTTTTGGAATTTCTTTACCAAATATTTCTTTCATTACCTTTGCTCTTGTATAAAGAGTTTTTATCTCATTCTCAAGAGCAGCATAAGTACTACGTAAATTTCCTCCCTTTGAAGAGACCTCACTTAAAACTTTTGCCATTGCTTGCATATCAACCTTAAATTTTTCAGAAGATGCAAGATGATCACGAAGCTGTTCTGTAGCCTTTTTAACTTTTTCTATAAATTTTATTTCTTCATCAGTAAGAACTTTGATTGATTTTGTAAACATAAAATATTCTGTTCTAACTTTTTTGAGAAGATCCAATTGTTCCTCTATTGGTTTATTACCAGAAACAATCATTGAAACAAGTTTATTATAAACATTTAAAGTAGTTCCAAAAGCACTTCCTAATGGTCCTAAACCAGAAACAAATAAATTTTGTTGTTCTGTCCTTTTTCTCATGGCTGTTTCTAAAGCAACTTCAGCTTCAGCCTGTTTTTGTGTAATAGCCTTAATAGCAACAGCCAATGGATGATAATCTTTAAATCCCGTTATTATTTTTGAAAGCCAACTACCTGTTATTTCTGCACGTTTGTTAGCAATAGCAACTTTTTCATTCCATTTATCAATTTCACTAGAACTTTTAATAAATCCTTCAACAAAACCAGCATAAAAATTAATGGCAAATCTTTCAATAGTATTGTTAAACATTTTAATCTGAGCATCTGAGGTCTCAATTTGTTTCCTAAATGCATCCTCAGTCGAACCTGAAGCATTACGCATTAGTTCCAAATCATGGGCAAACTCAACAGCAGAATTCCCTGCCAATCCCATAATACCTGTCAATGCTCTAACATTCCCAAATAAAGTTGTCATTGATTCAACATTTCCACCAGTTTTTTCAATAACATCTTGAAGAAATTTAACAAGACCTTTTGCCCTCAAAGATGATGCAGTAAATTCCAAACCTAGACGTTTTGCCTCTTCAGAAGCCTGTTTTGTTGGTTTTAAAATAGAAACTAAAATTTGACGAAGTGAAACTGTCGTAGTATTAACATTAATTCCTTGACGAGTAAGTGTTGCCATAGCAGCAGCTATTTCCTCAAATCCAACACCAACTTGTGATGCTATTGGAACAACTGTTCCAATTGCTCCTGCCATTCCTTCATATGTCAACTTTCCTCTTTTAACAGTTTGAAACATAATATCAGAAATTTTAGTAGCATCTTTGGCTTGAAGACCATAGGCATTTATTACAGTAGTTAAAGCATCAACTGCAGTACGTGTATCAGTAACACCAGCTTTGGCAGCTTTTGCTGAAACAGCTAAAAAATCTAATGCCTTTGCTGGTTCAATTGATGCAGATAGAACCTGATACATTCCTTTAGCTAAATCTGTAGCTTTTCCCAATATAGGTGGTAAATTAAGAAGCCCCTGTCTAAGTTTATCACTCTCCTGTTGGGAAACTGTCATCATAGTTGTAACATTAGCCCATTCTCTCTCAAACTCTCTTCCAGTATTGATTAAGTTGGAAATAGCATTTTTAATTCCAGAAATTACAGAGGAAAACAACATAGCAGTTCCCATACCAGCAGCTATGGCAGCAAAATTGCCCTTTAGCATATTTCTAAATTTGCTTAGACCAGAACGTGCTTTTTCATAAGTTACTGTACCCTCATCAATCTGCTTTCCCAATCCCTTTTGTGCATCTGTTGTTTTTCTGGTAATTCCGGCTAATTTTTCAAGATCCTTAGATGCCTGTCCAACAAATTTTTTAACTCCAGTAACTGCACCTTTTGAATCCAAAGAAAATACTAGAGTAACATCTGCCTTCTTAGCCATTAAATAACCTTCTTACAAAACATTTATTTGGTGACCTGCTGTGAAGAACCAATCTTTTGCTTCAAATTATTTTTCTTTGTTTTCTTTTTCTCCTCATCAATCTGGATTTCAATTAATTTATTATTAAGAAATGTTAATCGTTGATAATAATCATCCCAAAATTTTTTTGGAATATCAAAAATCTCAAAAACAAATCTAATATCAGAAGTAGTGATAAATCTTAAACCAGACCAATCACTAAAATTTAATGGAAGAAGATTATAAAGATCAACAATTATCTCATTATCAGCAATTGGTTGAGAAAGATTCACATAACAATTTTCACAATCTAAAGGAAAAAATAAATCTCTTTTTGATTTAGGTAAACCACTCCTTATCTTATGGCATTTCTCACAGGATTTGCCTTCAGATTTTGCCCACCCTACCGCCATTACTTCAAATTTTCATATTGCTTTTTCTTTCTCTCAGCTACATCACGAAAATTGCTAGTTTCCTGAGCTGTATCAGATACCCAAAGTTCAAAATCAATTGAACTGTCCATTATTGAATTTGCTGTATCTACATCGTATTCAATTGGAAGTTCATTAATCTGTTCATCTGTCATTTCATTTTGAGTTTCATTACTTAATTTTTCTTTCATAAATTCAAAAAAACCAGGAATCAAATATTCCATCTTACCAACAGTAAGACCTCTCCAACCCTGAATAACTCTAAGAGCATATTCACGTCTAGCAGCTTCTTCATTAAAATCATCCTGTGATCTTCGACCTGCCTGAATTCTTGTAGTTTTACTTGATTCTCTAATTTGGTTCCAAATAAATTTTGAAGCATATGTTAATTTAACATAAAATCCTTCAATATTTGGATACAAAAATTCCTTAGTTCTTTCAACTTTTCCAGCTTTTTTAATATACTCTGAAAAATTTAATTTTTCCATTTTTATTTTTTTACCTCCATAAATAAAAAAAGATTTGAGGGAGAAGCCTGTTTGTATAGTTAAAAACTAATTTCACAGACTATCTCCCTCATATAGTTAAACTTACTTAAAAGTAATGCTAAATTCATCATTTAGAGATGAACTAGCAATTGCCTTAAATCCAATTCTCTGAAGAAACTCCTCAGTTCCTTCAAGAGAAGGAGAAGCATATTCTGCATAAGGAACAGAAAGTTCCATAATATATCCACTGGTCTTTCCAGCAGGAAGAATCAAAGCATTAGAAACCTGATATTCAGCCCTATACCGATAGGATGGACCTCGTGGCAACAAATGAGCCTCAATTTCTCCATTAATCTCTCTTTTTCCAGGACGACCATATTTCTCAGCTGTCCACACATTATTTTTTTCATAGTCATAATATTTAATGTTGTTTGTCATAGAAACAGATACATTGAGTGTAACAAAATTATTTCCACCAACTTTAACTATACCCATCTTTCCAAAAACTGGCTCTCCAGTCTCAACTCCAGATGATGGCCACCAAGGTGTAACAGTTTGAACACCACTTACTGATGGTGCTGATTCTAGGGTTATCTTATCAGTTGAGTAATTTACATCTGTAATCTCAAAACCTGCACCACTATTATCATCAGAACCAACATTCACATACATTCCTTCAACATATAGTTGTGCTCCACCAGAATCCATTGTCAACACAGAACTAGAAATAGATTGAGTTTTAGCAGTACCTGCCCAAAGAAGTTCCATGAAATTTCCACCAAATGTTATCGTAGATATATCATCACCAGGAATAGTAAATGCACCTGTATTAACCGTAGCACCTCTCCCAGCATAGACTGTATCACCCTTCTTTGACCAAAACGAGAACGATGGTAATGTATTGGCTAATGTATAGACAACACTCACACCAGCATTAACGGTTTTGGTACCCATCAAACACTCAAGAAATACATCATGCTCAGGAGCTGTTCCTTTCGCACCACTTGGTTTCACATAAGTATTTGCAGTAAATTCACCTGCCAATTTTCTCCCCTTAATTGGGGAAAGCATTGATGCACTAGCCCGAATTTGTTCATCCTCTTTAAACTCCTGATCCTGCCCAAAATCAAATGGACCAATAGTATATACTCTATCGTCTGTTCCTGGCTTTTTTAATGTACCAGCAGTTGTTTCCTTGATAACAAAACATTCCTCTTCATTAGCAAAGCTTATATCTTGTGCTCCCATTTATTTTTCCTCTTATTTTTATTTCTCATACTCATAACTTTTTCTGATCTTCCAATTTGGTGAAGATTCAAAAGCCTGAGCTTGTCTTTTTGAAAGTTCTACTTCCTTTCCTGGAATGATTCGTCCCACACCAGGAAGTCTCATATATCCTTTTGGACCAATCCATGTTCCAAAATATTTATATATTCTTTTTCTCCTATACATTTATTCTCCTAACAATTTTTTTCATTCAGGTAATATCGGCAAGTTAATTCAATGTCGAAAAAATATACAGGCAAATTACCATCTAACGCTGAGATAGTATCAACCCAAGTACCTGATGCTTTTCCATTTAAAGTAAAATTCTCACCAATAGCATCACGAATTTTTTTAACAAGAGTTTCATATGTTGTAGTTGGAGTCTCATTCCAAGATACAAAATAAACTCTTAATACTATTTTCAAATCCATGATTGAACGTTGTGAGGTCATGCTCTCATAAGATTCTTCAGAAGGTTCCCTGATATTAACCAATGGAAGTTCTGATTCTTTATAATTAACGACATCGATATCCAAATAAGACCTAACCACTGTCTTAACTTCAGAAATATTGTCAACTATAGTAGCTAAATTTGATAATATGTCTCTTCTATTTTCAGACATTTAATTACTCCGATGAAAAATATGTTACAATAACTCTCATAGCCAATACAGCTTGAGGCCAATTTGATCCAGCATCAGTTATAACATCATCAAGTCTAGTATTGTAGGCTTTGTTACCTCTAGTTGGATCAGCCATGATAGCATCCTTAACGCTCTCAGCAAAAGTATTTAAAACAGTGATAAGATCTTCATCCTCTTCTGCCCAAACAAAACAAACTACAGCAATTATAAGTTCATTTTTTACTATATCTTGCAAAAGATATGTCTTAGAAGTTTCTATATCATTTATAAAAACACCAGGATAATTATCTTTTTTTACTCCTGGATCATCTCTCTGATAATCAACATATTGAATTCCTGTCACATTGTTAATTACAGAGTATAAATCTGAAAAAATTTCCTCTTTACTACCTTTTCCATAATATGTACTCATTTATCTAATTCCATAATTCATCATTCGTCTTATAGTTTTTTCTATTCCACCTATATAATCATCAATATTGTCTTCAAAATGAAGTTTTGCTATGCGCAACATAAGATAGGCTCTTGTTCCTGGATGATTTACTTTATGAATTTTAACCCATCTTCCTTTTTTTGCCCAATAAAAATGTAAATAAGGATGACCTATAATATCATGTCTTTTTGTCCCAACCTCTCTCCACCACATCACTTTCCAATTTCTATAATCACTATAAATTTTATACTTCTGTTTTGTTTTAAGATATTGGTGTTTAATCTTCCATGTATTTTTTAAATCAGTTCTTCCAGGAGCAGTGTCCATTGTCAAATCTCTTACTTCTCTATATGCAACATCAGCAAATTTCTTAAAAGTCATTTCAACATAAGGAAAAAACCCAGTATACAATCTTCCAAGTCTTCTCTTTAAAACAGACCGCTTTATCTCAACTTTTAACATTTATCTTAACGGCAAAAAGCCAAATGGAAGGCTAATCAAAATTTACCTAGAATAGATTTTACTACGAATCCTAAGCTCTCGGTAAAATTCGTCCTTCTTCGAATCTACAAAAAGTTTTAACTCAGTTGATGGATAAGTAACTTTTCCTCCATCTCTATGCATACCACCTAATTCCGATCTATGTAAAGCAACAACTTCCAACGCTTTCCAAGATACACCAACAATTAATAAATCATTAAATTCTGGTGGTAATTTACTTAAAGTCCAATGTGATCTCTCAATAGAAAGATAATAATATTTCTTACCAGCATCAGACGATGAATTAGGATCAATCTTCAACTTCTTATTTACTGGGTCAAAAGTCCACTTAAATCGTTTTCTTCCTCTCCATTGTCTCATCATTTTTATTTTCCATAATGAAGGCCAGTTATAATAATCTGCCATACTTGTCTCATTTACTACTTTATAACTACCCAAATCCAGAAGATCATCATCAACTTCACCAGAAGTTAAAACATCCTTCACTCTCGTACAATCTTCATGAACATCATATCCACCTTCAGGTTGAATAGCCTCTAATGTTATATATCGTGTACGCTTAACAGTAATATATTCCCCAATCTTATTTAAAATCCAATCAGATATAGTAATTATATTTTCTGCTGGTAATTCATCAGATTTTTCTGTGATATGACCACACATTAGACGAACACTATCTACTAATTCCGATTGTGTCATCCCTTCTCCGTCCGACTAAGACTACTATTTCAATTTGCTGTCCTGGAAATACAATGTGCTCCTGATTAAAACAATCCTTCACATATATATCATAATCTTTTTCATTCTTTATTTTTTTCTTTACAAATTTCAAATTAGTAGTCTTTAATCTCATCTATTAGTGGGTACATTTCTTCACCTCGTAACCACTTATCAAAATTTCTATCTATCTCATTTATCAATTGATTTCTACGTTTATTAAGTTCAATGACTTTCTTTCCAGCTGAAACAGGGTTTTTGTCTAATTCCCTCATAACAAAAAATAATTTAATATTCGTTGTTATGAGAGAATCAATCAGTTTAGCTGGAGTTACCAGAATAGAACCCATTAATTATTCTCCAAATAATATTCTTTGTATTGCCAACAAACATAAAAAAGCCAGAATCCATTCAGCAGATTTAGGAATCATAAAACCAACAACAATAAAAACCATTAAAATAAAAACACTTGAAAATTTGTTACCATTTTTTAATTGCGACATCATAATTCTCCTCAAACCATTTTATTGTTTTCTTCAAACCAATCTCTAATGATGTTTCAGGCAACCAATTTAATTTTTCACTTAATTTTTTCACATCAAATATCTTCTCATACTGACCATCAGGTTTTGATGAATCCCACTTGACTTCTCCTCTATATTTGGTCATCTCAACTATGAAATCAACCAGCGTTGAAATACAACATCCTTGTCCAGTTCCTATGTTCAATGGTTCAATATCGCTATATGTTTCTAAAGCTCTAATAACGCCCTCTGCTGCATCATCAACATAGAGAAATTCACGAATTGGACGACCACTTCCCCATACTTCAACTGATTTCTTGTTTTCCCTCTTCGCCTCAACAAATTTTCTTATAAGTGCTGCAACAACATGTGATCGTTCTGGATTGTAAGAATCTCCAGGACCATAAAGATTTGCTAACAACACCATAAAACCATCAAGACCATACTGCTTTTTATATGCCTCCAATCCTATTTGCATCATCTTCTTTACACAACCATAATTTTGAACAGATTTATGTACAGGACCTTTCCATAAGTCTTCCTCTCTCAGAGTCTTTAATCCATCTGGATATGAACATGCAGTTCCAACACACAAGACTCTATCTACCCAATAATTTTTACAAGCTTCGAACAAATTTGCATACATAATTGTATTTTTAAAAAATATATCAGCAGGATAAGTAGAATTAATACCAAGACCTCCGTAATATGCAGCTGAATGAATCACAATGTCTGGTTTATTCCTGTAAAAATAAATAAATGTATCAACAATATCCATCAAATTCATTTCAGACGAACGTGGTGATAAAACAATAGCCTCCTTCTCTCTCAATTTATCAACTATCACTCTTCCAAGAAAACCATTTCCTCCTGTAACCAATATTCTTCTATTCCTCAGATTAATCATTTAATCTCCTCAATCCAAATTTTTATTCCTTCTGGATTTTTTCTCATTTCAATTCTTATCATATCAATTAAACTTTGAAGCCATTGAAAATCTTCAACAGTTTCAGGCTTTGCTGTAATATCAGGATGACATGATACATCCAAAGTTATTGTAGCAACTACTGTTTTTCTAGGCATTTGAATATTCTTTTTTTATATCAAAACTTTCAAAAAATCTCAAAAGTCTACTAATTCCTTTTTCAATTGAAATTTCAGTTGAGAATCCTAAATTGTTTATCTTTGAATAATCAACCTCATAATTTCTCTCATCTTCATCATGAAAATCATCAGATTCAACATAATGTAAATAAAAATTAATCCTCTCTTTTATTGCCTCTGCTATATCCTCTTTTGAACAATTCATTCTTTCATCACCAACATTAAAAATATCACCTCTCATCTTATCAAAATTTTCAAGTGCAAATATAAATGACCTTACCATATCGGTTATGTAAAGAAATGTTCGACGATAGTTTTTCTCATAAACAATCAGATTTCTTTCCTTCAAAGCTGTAAATACAAAATCATTAATCAAAAGATCAAGTCGCATACGTGGAGAAATTCCAAATGCAGTTGCAAATCTAAGAACAACTGAATTTTCTCTTCTACGAATCCAATGTTCAGCTTTTAATTTTGATTCGCCATAGATAGTCAAAGGATTTGTTTCTGATTTTTCTGTGCATATTTCAGAAAGTTTCCCATAAACACTTCCTGTAGAAGCAAATATCAGAGGAATTTCATTTGATAATACTTCACACAAAATTCTACTTCCTAATACATTTACTTTCCATGCTAATTCCGAATCTCGTTTACACGCAGGAAATCCAACAAGAGCAGCTAAATGTATAACAGAATCACATCCATCCACAGCCCTTGCCAGCTTATCTTTATCCACAATATCACCCTCAACAAAATCAAATTTTGAATCATTAAAACAATTTATAATTCCACCTATTCCATACATTAAATTATCATAAACTCGAACACTATAACCATTGTTAAGAAGCATGGGAGTTAGCACAGATCCAACAAATCCTGCTCCTCCAGTTATTAATATTTTCATTCAATTATTCCTTTTATAAATTTTATTTTTAACCATAGCCCAATTCTTCAATTAAATTACCAACTATTTTTTTCAATTGGATTAAATTACTTTCAGTCAAAATGTTCTTCCATGCACCTATCTTTCCACCTTTAACAAATGTATTTGATTCTGGAGAATAGATTTTTTTCACAGCCTCTTTATAAACACTATCCTCTTTTTTAAATCCAATAAATTGACAGATACGTATGAATGATTTTAACTGAGCAGCATCATTCCCATTACCTTTACTTCCAACTAAATTCTCAAAACGAACTGGAAGTACACAATCAATGGTCTTCCATGTTAACCATTTCATTCTGTAATCAACCATAGAAACAGCATCTTTTGATATTTTTCCATTTTTACCAAACATTACCTCATTAATAAATTGCTCCATACCCAAATCCTGAAAAAGAGTCCAATACTCTGCTACATTTTCCTGATGATCTATAATTGCTCGAACAAAAGATGCCAAAACATCCCTAGGATCACGATAAATTATAACCATCTTAACATCACGCTCCTTAATCACTCTTTCTGAGCTTTTAGACCAAGGTAAATGTTGATGCCAAAACATATAATCTCCACCTTTTAATGTCTTATCCCAAGATTTGAATTCATAAGGATAGCCATAATCAAATATTTCTGGTATTCTAAATAGCAAATGATTACCTGCTTTTGGTTGACCGTTGAATAAAATATGCTTAGTCACATCACACCTCGTAACCCAAACATTTCAACAAAGAACCATATTTCTCATTAAGAACATTAATCTGTCGAGAAGTCAATATCTCTTTCCATCCTCTAGGCTTACCACGAAGTCCCAGTAATTTTTTGTGGACACCATCTTTTTGAGCCAATTTCTTTAGATTTTCGAATTGTGTTCTTCGAATGGCTTCATCGATAACATCACCATCATAATTCAAATTAAGAAACCTAAATGCATCAATCAAAATATCTTTAGTATTATAAAAAAAATCCTCATATCTAATAGCAAAAAAATTGAAAGAAGGACTCTCATTCAACCATAAATTAACATGACTATCCCATCCACCAAATATTTCTCTTCCTGGAATAAACACAAAATCAAGATAATTATCAAATGACAATCGTTCATATTTTGTGTAATGAAAATGATAATAGGAGATTGAAACATCTCTAACATCTCGATAGAGATAAATAGATGGGAATTCAAAATATTCTGATAGAAACTTATAATGAGATTTAACAAAAATTGGACTTCTGTCAAAATTTCTTTGTTTCAACTCAGCAATTGAATAATGTTGATGTATGTCTGGAATTTTCCTCTTAGCATCTATAAATTGATACGAACGAACCTCTTCTGGATATTGAATATTTGCCATCAACAAACGTAACCAAGTATTACCAGACCTTGGATATGAAACTAACCATACAATCTTATTCATTTTTCTTTTCTAGCAATCCAAAGTTCTCTTTCTCCAGCATTAATGACAAATGTCGTATCACATAAAAACTTTTCTTCAATAAGTATATCTAACATCCATCTAGATGAAGGAACAGAAACTGGTACTTTATGTCCATCACTTGCTATTCGATATTCAAATCTAAGATATGATTTATCACTCTCATAAGCATCAACTCTGTTTTCAAGAACTAATGTCCTTTTGCAGAAACGGCACATTTTTCTAAGAGACTCTTCATAATACTTAACATCTATATGATGAAGAAGTCCAAGAGCTAATATCACATCGAATTCACCAAATGCCTTAGGTGTTCTATTAAAATCAACCCAATCATGTGATATAAATTCAATTTCATTTGTTATTCCAAGTTTCTTTTTTACTGCCTCACCAATCTGTTTATATTCAGGCTCCTTTTCAATTCCGAAACAGTAAGAAGCTCCTCTATGCCAAGCCTCTATGCAAGAATGACCTTCAGTACAACCAATATCCATCACTCTCTTGTTTTCAAAATTCACCATATCACCAAATAATTTCCATTTCCTTTCACATTGAACAAGAAGATATTGATTAATCAAATTTATTCCCAACTCTTTTCTTGTTTCTTCAAATAAATTATTATGCTTCACGCCAGTCCTCCCTTTGGCAGTTGCCTGGCCACCAATGTCGCATAATCCTTACATCAATTGATTCCAGACACAGAATCCTTGCAGCTTCTATTCTATGACTGCCCTGACTTTGAATACCACAGTCCAAGCACCATTGAATAGGCTGAAAAAGCCAAGGTTTGAAATTGAAGACAAGATACATAGTTCTATCCCACCATCCTTCTGGAGTACGACCTGCAATCAATCTTCTCTTATGAAGATTATAATGACGTTCAAAATGTTGATGAGAGAATGGAACATTAATTATTGTATTCTCAGAATAGTCAGAAAAATTCTTTCCATCCTCGAATTTTAACATTGGCATTCTTTTTACAAAAAATTCAGTTTTATCTCCACTTTTGTTGATTACATCAATCTCAAACCCAAAACTCTCTATCATTCTCTGGAACCAAAGAGGACTAATTATTGTATAATCATCACCAGAGCATGGAAGAGCACCATGATTGCCTCTCTTAGCAACATTATCTTTCTCTGGATGAAAAAAGCCTATGAATTTTACAATTTCTTTACAGGAGAACAAAATCTTTCCAACAATATTTTCAATACAAACACAGTCAGCAATTATATTATTTATCTCTGAAAATTCTATATATTCATATTTCATTTTCTCAGGAATACAATTTTCCCAAAAAGACAAATCACTATTCGCTTCTAACAAATCCAATCCAAGCCTCCAAACACAAACGCCCAGTTCGTCCATTATCAACATCTCCACGCCAAAGAGATGCAGAATTAAATTTGAATTCTCCTGATTCTGAAAAAACTTTTGCCCAAAACTCAAATGGGTAAACTCCTATGTGTGATTTGTCTTTGGAATTAAATGAACGATCTGGAACAAATTTAAACGGATCATCAAATCCAGAAGTTGGTAATTTTATGAATATTCCTCTTTTCGCAACTCGTTGTAACTCTTTCACAGCCATAAAAATCTCTTCAATAAAAAGATGTTCAAGAATATCAAAACAAACCACCAAATCTACAGATTTATCATTCATCGGAATATTTGTAACTGAACCTATTTTAACATACTCCTTCACAGAATCCGGAGTTTTTGACACAGCAAAATCAGAAATATCAATCCCAAATGCTTCAATTTCCTTTTTTCTTAGAAAAGAAACAAAAAATCCGAAAGAGCAGCCTGCCTCTAACACAGACCATTTTTCACTAGCCTTCCCAAAATAACGAATATACATAGAATATTTTTTTTCATTCTCTGTTATTACCGCTTTATCATCCTCATTGAATTCAACATTAAATCTCTTCTGCCAATATTGATTCCAATACACATCATCATAGAAAACTGAAGTTGTTCTAGCTTCTCTGGATTTTCTTACCTTCTCTTTCATCCAAGCGTCTTTGTCTTCACACATTATTCTTTTCCTTTTCCATTAAAATTTCATTAATTCTATCCATAACCTTATCTAAAGACAAATTTTTCAAACACTTTGGTACATCTATATTTTCTTTTGATCTGTGTGGACCAGAACCAAAACATGGTACAAAAAAATCACAATAATTTTTATCATCCTGAAAAGGACACTCTCCTTGAATTCCTATCATAGAGGTAAACATCTTCTCAAAATTCTCCTTATTACGATTACTAAAAATAGCAACAACAGGAATATTTAGTGAGCCAGCTAGATTAGAAATTCCAGAGTCAGGAGATATAACTAAATCTGCTTGACTAATAAGTGCAGCAACCTCACGAAACGAGTATTTATAACCACTATTTGTCTCAATATCAATGAGTGCAACACCAGCAAGTTTATCTTTTAACTCCTTCATTTGAGGCCAAATTTTCAATTTATTACTGCCTTTCGAAGAGAGTACAACACGTTTAAGACTAGAAGGATATTTATTCCAAACCTCTTTAGCCCAATCTGCCTCTTCATCAGTAACAAAATAATCTGGAGTAAAATTCATATTGTTAACCCACCCAAGTGCATTCAAATATATCTCTGTTCTGGCACTACGAATTCCACCATATTTTTGCATCTCTTGAAGCTCTACCCTGAACTCTAAATCCGTAAGATCAATTCTAAAATCACTTAAAACTCGTTTGTTTAAATCACAAAATTCTTTAACATATGGATTATTTTCTAATATACAAAAGAACTTATGAGGAATACTGTAAATAATATCAATCTTTTTTCCAAATTCTTTTTTTAACTCCCTAGCTAAAACAGAAGTAAAAAGTATATCTCCCCATCCTCCCATTGCACGAATAATATTAACTATTGCATATTTGTTTTTCTTTATGTATTTTGCTATGGAATCAACAGATACATTTCTTTTCCACTCTAATCCAAGCTTTTCTAAATCCTGATTATCATGTGGATGAATACCATAAATTTCCTGAAAAATGTTTATATTTTTTTCCCAATTTTTACCATGTGTCTTTTTAGCCTCTGCATTATTCTTAACAACACCACCAAGATAATGCCAATAAATAGCATTGTTTGATTTTACAAACTTACCACCAGATAATCGCATACGCAATGTATAATCGTTGTCTTCAATATAGCGTGGAGTAAATCGCTCATTAAAAAAACCAATTTTTTCTATACATTCCTTAGTTAAAAGTGTACAAGAGTATGATCCTGGTGGGATATTAACAATTTCTTCCCATTTCCCATCTTTTGCCTTTACCGAATCTACAGCCCAATGTGGTGTATTTGGAATTTCTGATGACATAACACCATAAGCTCTTGAAGCCTCAGCACAATCTACCAATTTATCTAATGTATCATAACGTAAGATAATATCATTATTTAGAAGCACAAAATAATCATAATTACCTTCTAAAAATTTCTGCAAACCTAAATTTTGAGCACCTGCAACACTAGTACGTTTAACAATATGATCAATTCCTTTTTCTTTCAGCCATTCTTGTGTACCATCACCACTTTCATTGTCAACAACAAAAATATCATAATCATGAAAAGATCGAATTGAATCTATAGCTCGTTTAGTCATATCTAAAAGATTGTATGTTAACATACAAATAAATAATTTTTTTGGTGCAGTTAAATGAACATCAATAGAGTCAATAACAAACTGAGTATTAAGATTAATAAGACAAGGAGTATTTGCCTTTTTTTCTTTTTCTTGATAGGTAGATCCTTTGATACAAGGCACTTCCCACCAACAAGGCTCAGATGCAATATTACACTTTCCTTGAACAACCAATGCTTTTTCATAATCCTCAGTTGTAATTTTCCCATCTGTGCTCCCAAATACACCAACTATTCTTTTTCTAAGTGCTCCAGCTAAATGCAAAATAGCAGAATCAGAAGTAACTATAATGTTACATTCATTTACTAATGCTCCCATCTGACGAAAATTATACTTAAATTTTCCACTCGGTAAAACAGCATCAAGATGCAAAACAGAATATCCATTTTCCTTCCTAAGCCTATCTATAATTTTTTTCATATTTGGGTATGCACGAACTTTTGAAGCTGATGTAGTTGCTATACCAATGATAGGTCTAGGTTTATTTTCTAAGTATTCTGTTGCCCACTTTCTCTCATCTTCAGACACAATATAAATAGGAGTCTTATTTGCTAAGTACAACTGACTTTGTGCCAATAGTTGGTCTGAACAACGAGAAATACCATCTGCTGGTTTAAATTTCAATTCTATACCATTTGCATCTAAATTTAAGTCATAATCTAATTCTGGATTTTTATAATAGACATTTCTGATTAATTGATTGTAATACCATACTTCTTCATACTTTTTTTGTATTAAAATGTCAACATTAGCTTTATTCCCATATGTATATTTAATAGCTAGAGGATAAAGTGTTAACATTATATGGTCACCATAACGATCAATTTCATCCATTTTAATCAAAACATCAAATTTATTCTTTTTATCAATAACCTCTTTAGCCTGAAGTTTAATATCCCAAAAATCTGGATTAAGAAAATATGTATCAAATCCAATACCTTCAATACTTCCCTCAAAATGTGATTGATTTTTTTTCAAATAAATAGGATTACCACTTTTATCAAAAATAACTTTAGTTTCATTATCTTTATTTACATAAAGTTTCCCATGTGGTAAGTTATATACTTTTATTTTACTCATCTATAAAATCCATTTATATATGATTTAATCAATTCATAAATCCTCTCTGAAGGCATGTGTAAACATGGACGTTTTCCTTCACATTTCTTGGAAGATTCAAAACATGGCTTACAACCAACATACTTTGATAGTTCAATACCAATAGCACCATCAGGATATAACGGATGGTAAATCATACGTTGTTCAATACGAGTAGTACCAAGAAGAGAAATAACTGGAGTTGATGTAAAATGAGATATCCACAATGGAGCACTATCAAGACAAAGAAGACAACATGATTTAGCAATCAACCAAAATAATTGTTCCAAACGTAGTTGCTTAAAAAAAACATGAGTCATTTTTGAATCATAATTTTTTTGAGAAATTAATCCTTCAGATCCACCTACAACTGCTACTCTTATTCCATCTACATTCATTAATTTTATAAGTTTATTAATACTATTTTCAGGTAATGATTTCCTAGGTGAACTTCCAGAACCTTGAAAAACAATAAATGGTTTCTCAACAAAATCATCAGCAATCCCATTAAAACTTTGTAAGTTACAAGACCAATCAAATTCAAATTGTCCAGTTAAACCTATAGCTGAAAGATATTGGTCTATTCGATGATATTTCTGAAGCCTCAATTCTTCATGATCACGTTCAACAGTTCCATCCAAAAGAAGTGTGTAATTATTATCCATATAATGTATTCTTTGCGTTTCAATACCTAGTTTATTCATTAACGAAATATATGCATCACCAGTTTTAAAATAACAATCATACCCATTTTTTTGTAGAAATCGCATTATTGGCAAGATTTGTAAAACATCACCAAGAGCGAAAGTTCTTTGAATAGCAAATCTATTAGAAATACCAATCTCATTAAGAAAATTTTTAATTGGTTGAAGATACTTACGATTAGCATTATTAATAATTTGGTGGTCAAATACAGCATGAGAAGGAACATTATATGGATTACCATTACGGTCAAAAAAGACATGTTCTATAGAATCTGTATTAAGCACCAAATTAAAAAGATTCACTTTGTTATTTTCTAAATAAATTATTATTCACGTTGGTCGTAAGAGGAGAGGCTTGCTCTCCCCTCTTACTTTATTTCAAATTACCACTTTTCTATTCTACTTAACTAGAAGTCAATGTAACAGTAGCAAGTCCATTATTCTTAACTGGACTCTGTGTAGAAGTCTCTGGAAGTACTCCATAAGCATATCTAGTCATTGCACCCTGTTTAAACTGAGTAAAATCATCATTATAGATATATTTCTCACTCAGGAACAGAGGAATATAAGGTGCATAGTACGCAACCGCATCTTTCCATGTAGCCCCTTTGATTCCCATCAAAATCTTATTGTCAGCCATAAATGGATCAATATAGACTCGATAAAAATCATTAAGAGTACCAACATAACGTGTAGATATTGAAGTACCTTGATTAATCACACGTGGCTCACCACGAAAGTTATTCAGCCTCTGCATATAGTAATAAGTATTGAAGTTCATCAACAGCCAATCAGCATCTTTGAACTTTTTATTAGCAATCAGCGTATTGCTTGCAGCAATAGCGTGCCAAAGAGTCTGATAATAAGCATTTTTAGCTTCAGTTGTAGTATCAGCAGCAGGAGTATTCTTATTCCATTCCGTATCACCAGCACCAGCACCAGATACTAGAGCATTAACCAATTTGCGGTTAATTTCACGAACAATCAGATTACCAAGCTCAGGTATCAACTCACCTTCAAGGTCAAGCCTCCACTGGCTTCGTAGATCTTGTTCCGCTTCAATAGTCCATGTACCAGCTACTTTCTTGCTTTCAGTTGAAATGCTTTTACTTTTCAACCTAAACTGAATTTCTCGGATAGTACCTTGTTCAGTGCTATCTGTATATCCATCTGAATCCTGCACTGAATCAAGTCGATCATCAGCAGAGATTCCATCAGCTGAGTAAGCCGATACAAACTCATGGTCAATCCAGTAGATATAACCACTAGGACCAGACAAAGGCTGAACACTCACTAGATCCATTGCTATCAACTGAGCATAAATTCTACGAACTGCTGGAAGCAATGCCGTAGTAAAGGTAGCAATATTACTTGTAGTGGTATCTTCTGAGATAACACCTGGCTGAGACAATTTAAAATGCTCAAGCCAAAGTAATTTTCCACCATACGCAGGATGCATTAGCCATTTGATAGCATTATCATATAGGATTTCCATCAATCCTATTCTCTCTTTACCACCAGCAAGTCGTTCATCATCAGCATTTACTTCATTAATTGCAGCTACAAAATCAACACCTTTCTGTTCACGTTCAGTCAGCCAATCTGTATGTTCACTTGCACCATCCATTTCAAGTAAGCGTTTCTTTTGATTATGAAGAAACGCATTAATTTTTTTATGATCCACCATTATAGGTTTCCCTCTTTATTCCTTTTTACCATTCGCTTTTAACCACTCGTCAAAAGGACGGTTTTCTCCAGCTAGAACGGCTTCCCTGTAAAGTTTTCTATTCTTCTCAACAAGGAGTGCTTCGGAACCACCTTCTGGATTAGAAATGTGACCCTTTTCATCTAGATTACCAGTAATTTCTGATTTACTAGCTTCAATCGCAATAGCTGAAATATCATCAAAAAGTGCTTTTACAGCACTTTCAACTTTATCAACTGATTCTATTTCAACTTCACCATCTCTAACCAGACGTTTCTCAATAAGAGATTTGTATATTTTATACTCATCCTTATTAAGAGTTTCATTGAGTTTAGTTTTTAGATCTTCCTGAAGTTTTTCTTTCTTTTCAGCTTCTTCTCTCTCTTCTTTTTCTTTCTGAAGAGCATTTTTTTCTTCTTCTATCTCTTTTAACTTCTTTTTCAAATCTTCAAGTTCTTTATCATCTTTCTCATTTTTCTTATCTTTAGGTTCTGAATTAGTAGTTTGGTCTTCTGTAGGCAAAACACCTTCTTTGCTTGCTATCTCATCGATAACAATCAAATAGGCTTCTCTTCTTCCTTCTTCTTTTGCAGTTTCAGTAGCCTTTTCAACTGCCTCTTTTAATGTCTCTTCAAATTCTTTATTCAACCTCTCCTCAACTTCTTTTTCTTTCTCTTTAACTTGATCCTCTGTGAACAATCCTTCTTTTGCTTTATTAGCAATAGCTTCAGCAACATCAGAATGTTCATTTTCAATAAACTCAACAGTAATTTTGTCTTTCAAATCTTCATCTCCAATATTTTTTATATTTAAGTCTTCAGATTCTGTTGTCTGAGACTCAATAGATTCAATTAATGCTTTAAATCCAGCATCATCAACACTAGGTTTAAGCACCCAATCACCAAATGACTCTAATTTATAGTCATTATTTACTTCATTATATTTTATTTTTTTTCCATTAATCTCTTTTTCTTTTTCAGTAACTGTACCAAACCCTCTGGAACTCATACCTAATTTAACACCTGCTTGAAGTTGTGTAATAATATCATTTCCTTTTGATGTTGGTAAAACAGTAATTTCACCCATACAAGAACCATCTGATTCAACCCAAACTTTATCCCATTTATGAGAAACATCTGTTGTTTCACCAACTCCATCAGTAGGATGATAGGCAGCACCAAGAATTTCACCATTTTCTAACTTTGGAGCAAGTCTTGCTACTTCCCTAGCCAAAAGTCCTTTAGGATAGCTTCTTCCATTTCGATTAATTTTTGGATCATTATCTGTTGCTTCCTGTTGCCATTTAACACGCACTCTTAATCCTTTCTTATCTGTCTTTTCACCAATAGGAACTTCTTCTAAAATTTGGTATTCTGTCGGAAGAAGTGCCTCACCAAGTCTTTTTTTATCCATCTTTCCTCCTTAATTTAGCATCTATTTTAAGAAGTTCATGAAAATCTTTAGATGTCAATTCAGCACTCTCATAAGTAGTAATCATTTTAACATCTTCTGGTGATCCAATAAATTCTACATTTCCTTTAGTTACTTTAAATTTTACTTTCTTAAATTTTCTAGCTTCTGGTGCAAGATCAGCTACATCACCATCACCATAGAATCCAACAACAACTTCAGTATTTGAAAAGTCTTGAATATATGAGTTCTTACCAAAAACTTTAGCAACAGCTTGATTTAAAGAGGCTCTAAGTGATTTAAAGGCATCAAAAATAACAAGACCACCAAAAAAGAACTTTTCTTTGTACTTTCCAATCTTGTATTTTTTAGCAAGAGCTTCAACACGCTTTCTAACTGATGTTGGAACAGACATAGGTTTTCCAGTTCTAGCACCACCAATTGCAGCTAAGATAGCTCTTATAGCATTCAAATTTATAGGACCTGCCTTTTTATACATTCCTGTTTTTGAATCTATCCCACCTGCACCCTCTCTATAAGGAAGTTTCCAAGTACTTTTCTTTTTAGGATCTGGAACCCATAAGAAACAAGAGGCAGGAAGTTTGGACTTATTAACTTTTGCCCAACTACGAGTACTAACTGCTTGCTCTAAAATTGATTCTAATTTATTCAGGTTTAGAATTTTCTTTTCTTTTGAAATCATTTCTTATTCTCATTACTATTTTCTCTAATAAAGAAGGAGTTATTTCAACCTTCTCTTTTTTTCGCCTAAATTGACTATAACATATTGCCAATCTTTGTTTATGTTTAGGAAACTCACTTTTCATTGTATTATTTGACATACAACGTGAAATAAATTTCTCTTCATCTTCATTAGGTTTAGGTTTTGGAATAGGCACTATGCTTCTCCTTCATATAGTGGATAAACTCTAAATTTAATTGTTCTACCATGACCTTTCCAACCACTGCCATTCTCACCATAAGGAGTAATATAATAAATTCCCTCAACGTCAAAATCACCAGAAACAACTGTGTAAGTTAAAGTATTGTCTCCTGCTCCACCACCACCTTTAACTGTAGCTGTCCAAGTATCTGTTGAATTATCACCTTTCTTAACTTTATATGTAAATTTATCAGTCTGCCATCCAGTAATATCTTCACCCATATTGATTTCTATCTTAGTACCAATATCACCAACATATGGGTAATAAGTTGTTGTAGCCATCTTATACCTCTTCTGTCACCCACTCAGAATCAAAAGACATTATTCTATCAAATGCCGATGTAATTTGAACACTTGTAGCAAATGGATTAGATGAGAATTCTAGTAACTCATCTTTACTTGAGTCAAATTGTAATGTTTCATTAAATTTAGATTCAAAACCCATATTTATACTCCATCCAT